AGCGAGTGCTGTCGGATGCGGCGAGTAGTTTGGGCGACAACGAGCAGGTCGCATGTCTGCGGCGCGCGGCTGAGCGGATCAGAAAGCGCAAGGTCCAGCGGGCGCAGATGAAGGCGGTGCTGGAGGGCACCGACGAGATGACCAAGACGGCGGGCAAGGCGAAATTCCATGCCTGGTTTGATGAGCAGGACATCGTGGCTCAGATGCAGGTTAAGCTTTGGCTGCTGAGCGGTGATGCGGAGGTGTACTTTGAGGAGTGGCAACAGCGGTATCTACGCAGCCGCACGAAGGGGCTGCATTGATGGCCGTTGCTCAGACTCCAACGATCCACCACAATGCAAAACCGCCAGCGTTGGAAGCGCTGGCGGCTTGTAACTGGATAACGGCCGCTTGGTCGTGCAACCGAAGGGAAAGTCTGGCGACCCCCTTCTACTGCACCCCCGAGGGCCGAACAAGGGGGCGCGTCTCATGACCAATCCGTACCCATTAGCGAAGGAACTCGCCCGCCCGGTGGCGCGCGGCTACCTGACGCTGACCGAGGCCCACGCCGAGCTGCTGCTCGCGGCCTGCCAGGCCGTGCGGCGCGGCTATCCAGACCACGATGTCGCCGGCATCTGGCGCCTGCAGCGCCACGTCCTTGGGCTGCACCTCGAGGCCGAGCAACGCCGCCGTGATCTGGCCGAGGCCCGCATGAAGCGCCGACTACGCCCGCTCATCGCGCTCCGTAAACCGCCCAACGTTGTGTTGGCCGAGGCGCATGGGGTGAACGGCGCCAACGGCTTCCCGCTGGACGAGCCGGAAGTGAATTCCATCGCGGTTGCTGAGATGTATCTGGCGGCACGCTTCCGCCAGGGAGGGCCGCGCCATGCCCGATGACTCGCTCGATGCACTGATTGCCGTTGGCCAACAGCTTGAGGAGGACCGACTAAGGGAGGAGCAGCGGCAGGCTGAGATAAAAGCCGCCTACACTGCTGACAATGTTGTTCATCTCCCTCGGTCAGAACAGAAAACCAATGGTAGGCTCGTCCTGCGGCCCGCACGCCTGCCCGACCCGTGCTCGCTGAATCCCCGCCCATGGCTCTACGGCACGCAACTGATCCGAGGTTATGTCACTGTCCTGGTAGCGCCAGGCGGCACCGGCAAGAGTGCTTACGCCATGGCTGTTGCGCTGTCCTTGGCGTCCCGTCGCAGCTTTCTGCTCGACCACATCTTTGCCCCCGTCAATGTCGCCTACATCAACCTGGACGACCCGATGGACGAGTTGGAGCGTCGGGTGGCCGCCGTCATGATCGCCCACAAAATCCGGCGGGAAGAGCTTGAAGGCAGACTGTTCCTCGAGGATTGCGATGGTCACGGATTGACGCTGGCAGCGCCGGCGCGTGACGAAAGCGGCTTCTATGTCGCCAACCCCGACGAGGAGGCGCTTACCCAACTCATCAAGGACAGTGGTATCGGCCTCATCGTTTGCGACCCGTTCGCCGAAAGCCACACCCTGGAGGAGAATTCAAACCCGCAGATGATCCAGGCAGCCGCGGTCTGGCGCCGTATCGCCCGTGCCACCAACTGCGCCGTCCTCCTCGTCCACCACGTCCGCAAAGGCGATACCGTCGGCATCGACGCTGCCAGAGGCGCAAAGGCCGTCACCGACAGCGCTCGCGTCGGGTTGCTGATGTGTACCATGTCGGCTGCCGAAGCCGAGGAATTCGGCATCGCTGATGACGATCGTTTGGCCTACGTCCGGCTGGATGACGCCAAGCGCAACATGGCCGCCGCCGCCAAGGCGCGCTGGTTCCAGCTTCGTCCCATCAAGCTCGGCAATACGTTCGATCCGACCTATCCGAACGGCGACAGCGTCGGTGCGATCGTGCCTTGGCAACCGCCAGACAATGAACTCGACACCGCGCCGACAACTGAACTCAACACCGTCCTCGACGCCATCAAGGCAGGCCCCACGCCAGGCGTCCTGTATACCAAATCCAGGCGTGGCGACTCCAGCCGCTGGTGCGGGCAGGTGCTCTGCGACGCTTTCCAGGTCCAGGACAGACAAGCTGCCAAGATGACCGACGCCTGGTTCCGTTCGGGGCTGCTGTACGAGATCGAATATTTCCACCCAAAATGGCGCCGCAAGACCAAAGGCGTCGCTGTCCGTGATCACCAGAGGCCGTCCTGATGACCCCGCGAACCGTAGCACGAACCGTAGCGCAAAAGGGCGCTATGCTACGATTGGCCCCTAAAGGGGCCTCAAACCGTAGCAGCACTGGCGCCGTTTGCCGCAATCGTAGCGGCCGAACCGTAGCAACCATTGCGTCGCACCCATGACCCCCCAACCGCTCAAGTCCTTCCAGCTCGCCGACCTGATGGCCGAGATCGGCCGCGACCTCACCAACCGCCACCCACACGATGTTTTGGTGCTGGCGGGATTTTTGGCCACCAACGCCATTCGCTGCTGGGGCAAGGAGGACCGCATCCCCATCGCCGCCGAGTGGACGGATCACGTCCTCTCAACCGTCCGCGAGAGCCTCGACTGATGCCCGACATCGATCACGACGACCGCCGCGCCGAGGCCCTCGCGGCACGCCTCACAGCCGCCTGCCGCGGCGAGACACCTCGCGTCATCTTCACCGAACTCGTCTGCACGCTCGGGCAACTCATCGGCCAATACCCGCTCCACTCGCGGGCCGCGTTGGTCGCCGACACCCACGCCGCGTTGCGCCAATACGTCGCCGAAATCCCGCCACTGCCCACCGATGCCTATCCCGGCAATGACCATGCCGCTTGACGCTCACGCCATGACAGCCGTAGACACGCACCAACAGGCTACGGGGAACGTCGGCACTGCATCCCCCATGCCTAGCGGTAGCCGTTCAGGCCCCCACTGGTTCGTCGTCGCAACCTACGCCTGCGCCGAGCCGGTCGCCGCCAGCAACCTAACCCACCAGGGCTTCGAGGCATTCCTTCCCCTCATCGCCGTCCGACGCTGCCACCACCACGTCTGGCGCACCGTCGATCGCCCACTCTTTCCCGGCTACCTGTTCACCCGCTTCGATGCCCATCGCACCCCATGGCGGCCCATCACCAACACCCCAGGCGTCTTCGACCTGCTGCGCCGGCCCGATGGCATGCCTAACCCGGTCGCAAGGGGGGTTGTGGAGGCGCTGTGCGCCGTGCAGGCTCTGGCCGCTACCCAACAGCCTAAAACCAGCCAGTGGGCGCCAGGCGACGCCGTAGCCGTCGCAAACGGGGCATTCTCAGGTCACCCCGCCGTCGTCCTCGAGGTCGAGCCCAACACCGTCGCCATCGCCATCCTCGCGTTCGGCGCCCTTCACCGTGTCACGCTCCGTGCGGATCGTATCGTGGCAAGAGATACGGATTAATGCTCAACGCGCATGAATGAGATGTTACAATTCCACCCGATGAAATTGACCGAACTAGCTGAAATCGTTCCCTATTCTCGCAATTCGCGCACTCATTCCACCACCCAAATCAACCAAATCGCCCTCTCAATTCAGGAGTTTGGCTTCACAAATCCCGTGCTAATCGATGAAAACAACGTCCTCATCGCCGGCCACGGTCGCCTCGAAGCCGCTCGCTTCCTCAAGCTGCCCCAAATCCCCGCCATCACCCTCGCCGGCCTCTCCGAAACCCAGCGGCAAGCCCTCCGCATCGCCGACAACAAGCTCGCGCTCAACGCCGGATGGGACGACGCGCTGCTGCGCACTGAACTCATGGACCTGCGCGCCGCCGGCTTCGATCTGGCGCTGACCGGCTTCGGCGAGGACGAGCTGCTCGGCCTGTTCGCTGACGCCAATGCCGGCCTCACCGATCCCGACGACGTTCCCGAGCCGCCCGCCGAACCCGTCACCCAGCCCGGCGATGTGTGGCTGCTCGGGCGCCACCGGCTCGTGTGTGGTGATGCGACCAAGGACGTGGACGTGTCGCTCTGCATCGGCGCGGTGAAGCCGCACCTGATGGTCACCGATCCGCCGTATGGTGTCGGCCTTGATCCTTCCTGGCGAGACAGAGCCGGCATCAATACGATGGGCAAGTCTGGCGCTGGTGGCGAGCACTACATGGCGTCAGGATCAACTGACACCGAAGCTCGATGGGATAAGGTTTGGGCGCTATCCCCAGTTGATGTCTTCTACGTCTGGTGTGCGGATATTCGTCTCGTTGAAGTTCATGCTGCGCTTGCTGATGCAGGATTGATAACACGGCAGATGATCGTTTGGGATAAAGGCGTTCTGACGCGGACCAGACAGAACTATTGGACTTCACACGAGCAATGTCTGTATGGCGTTCGCAAAGGCAAAACGGCAGCTTGGTGTGGGAAGGCCGGACAATCGACTGTATGGGCCATATCGTCTCCAAAGCACATTATGAGCGGAAGCACTGAGGACAATCAGCCGCATCCCGCTCAAAAGCCCGTCGAGTGCATGAAGCGTCCGATCGAGAACAACAGCAGCCCAGGCCAAGCGGTCTACGACCCGTTCGTCGGCTCCGGCACCACCATCATCGCCGCCGAAATGACCGGACGCGCCTGCCACGCCATCGAGATCAGCCCGACATACTGCGACGTCACCATCCTTCGGTGGCAAGCATTCACAGGACAGCAGGCAACCAAGCCCGATGGGACGCCATTCACGGTGACCAATGCCATTCCCGCTCAAGAACCAACTCATTGATCCTGCCATTCAGTGGTTGCAGGACCAGTGGCCCAGCGTTGAAAGGCAGCGGGAAATGCTCGCCCCGCTGCCCGGCTGGCAGGGCGTTGCCGTGAACGCAGCAGGCCAGTATGCCAACGCCCTGATGATGGGCACCACCGCACCAGCCGCCAAGATGCCGACATGGTATCACGGCACCAGCAGCAGGTTCGACGGGTTCAATACGCCAGAGGTCTACATAACCGACCACCCAGGCCAGGCGGCTAAATACGCGGAGGACGTGCATCGCCCGTTCTCGCAAAGCGGCGGCGATCCAGTCGTCGTTCCACTCTCTCCAAAACCAGGCCACGTTCAAAACATTGACGCCCACTTATTCGATGCAATGGATGAAGGACTAGACCTTGGAGACGCCCTCGAAGACGCGGTCGCTAATGCCAGAAACGCTGGTAAGGTGCGCTACCTCGAATACACCCATCCGAATGCTGGCGATCAGGGCGAGCACACGGTTCGCATATCGCTCTATCCGCAAGAAGACCTGACGCTGGCACGTTGATCTGATGGGACGCCATACCAAGCCGCACACCGCGAAGCTGCTCAAGCCGACTGACGACCAGCGCCGCCAGGTGCTCATGATGACCGGCTTCGGCATCCGCCAGGAGGACATCGCGACCGCGCTGCAGATCGACAAGAAAACGCTGCACAAGCACTTCCGGCGCGAACTCGATACCGGCATGACCGAGGCCAACGTCCGCGTCGCCCAGGCGCTCTACACCAACGCCACCAAGAACATGAGCGTCGCCGCGCAGATCTGGTGGACCAAGACGCGCATGGGCTGGAAAGACACCAGCGTGATCGAGAACACCGGCGATCGCCCGCCGTTCGTCATCTACGTGCCACAACCGATCGACAGCACCACCGAATGGCTCGCCCAGCACGCACCACCGCAGATCGACCACGACCCGCAGACGTAGCCGCGGAGAGCGCGTGGACGCCGCAGCCGGGGCCGCAGTCCTCGTTCTGCGGCTGCCCGGTGTTCGAGGTGTTCTTCGGTGGGGCCAGGGGTGGCGGTAAGTCAGACGCTGTGCTCGGCGAATGGGCGGCACACGCGCACCGCTACGGCGACAAGGCGATCGGGCTGATGGTGCGGCGCTCACGCACCGAGCTGATCGAACTGTTCGAGCGTGGCCGGGCGATCTACAGCAAGGTCAACGCGCAGTTCACCGTCAACCCGATGCGCGTCATCATGCCCAACGGGGCCAGGCTGACGTTCGCCTACCTCGAGCGCGATGCCGACGCCGAGGTCTACCAGGGCGCGAGCTACACCCGTGTATACGTCGAGGAGGCTGGCAACTTTCCCTCGCCATCGCCGATCATGAAGCTGATGGCGACGCTGCGGTCAGGCACTGGCGTGCCGGTTGGCATGCGATTGACCGGCAACCCTGGTGGGCCTGGGCATCAATGGCTGCGCGCCCGTTACATCGATCCGGCGCCGCAGGGCTGGAAGGTGCTGCGTGACCCAACCACCGACCTCGAACGTATCTACATACCATCGCGAGTCAGTGACAACGTATATCTCGGTCCGGACTATGTGCAACGGCTGCGGGCTTCAGGCTCGCCTGAACTGGTCAGAGCCTGGCTGGAGGGTGACTGGTCTGTCGTGTCTGGCGCTTTCTTCCCAGAGTTCAGCATGGACCGCCACGTCATCGCTCCCCGATCGCTGCCGGATCACTGGCCTCGTTTCCGCTCATTCGATTGGGGATCTGCTCGACCGTTTGCGTGCCTCTGGTGGGCTGTATCAGATGGAAGTATTGCCAGCATCGCTCGCGGAGCCCTCGTCAACTACCGCGAGTGGTATGGCATGAAGCCAGGCGAGCCGAACGTGGGCCTGCGTATGACCGCCGAGGCCATCGCCGCCGGCATCAAGGCACGCGAGGCCGACGATCCGCAGCCGGTCACCGGCGTGGCCGATCCCGCCATGTTCGCGGAGGATGGCGGCCCGAGCATCGCGCATCGCATGATGGGGTTGGGCGTCATCTTCCGCCCCGCCGACAACAAGCGCATCGCAGGACGTGGCGCCATGGGCGGCTGGGATCAGGTGCGGGCGCGGCTCGATGGCGACGCGGATGGCAAGCCGATGCTGCTGCTGTTCAGCACCTCGCGCGATCTGATCCGCACGCTGCCGGCGCTGCAGCACGACGACGCGCGGCCGGAGGACGTGGACAGCGACATGGAGGACCACGCGCCGGACTCGTGTCGCTACGCCTGCATGTCACGGCCGTTCGTGCGCGATCTGGCGCCGAAGCCGGTCCTCGACACATGGAGTAGGGCGTTCGAGCGGGCCTCGCGCGCCGATGTGGACGCCTGGCGGGTGGCCTAGCGTGTCTCCAATGCCTCGACACGACTGGTAAGGGCGTCCAACGCATGCAGGATGTCGGTGTCAGTCTCGGTGCGATCCAGCAGCAGACGCTGACCAGCCAGCAACGCTCGCTCGACACGCTCCAGCCGGTTCATCACTTGGCGCTGCTGCTCCAACATCCGCTCCATCAGCGTCTGTAGCAACTGCAACGATGGCTCTGGCATTACGTGCAATCCTGCTTCAAAATGGATGAACAAAGCGGCTCGGAGGGCGCGCCAACGCCCTTGATCCGAGCCTGACCACCGCCACGGAGCGACCCTATGGCGAAGGCTGTTGATACCTTACGTCGCCAAGCATGGCTTGAGCAAAAGTACCGTGCCCACAACCGCAGGATCGAGTTCCTTCTGACGTACGAACAGTGGCGCGATTGGTGGCTCACAGAGCTTGCAATCCGAGGACCAAGCGCACAGCGCGGGCTAGGCGCTGGCCGATGGATGATGTGTAGGTTCGGCGACCAGGGGCCATATGCGCTCGGGAACATCTACTGTGGGTCCCACAAAGACAATGCGGCCGATGTAGATCACAGGGCGGCGATGGCCGGGTTGAGGACTTACTTCGCGGAACACGGCTGTTGGCTGACAGGGAAGACCGGCGAAAAGCATCCGCGCTCCAGGGCCATTGAGACGCCAGACGGCAGATTTGTATCTCTCACCGCTGCCGCAGCACACTACGGTATTTCCCGAACCGAGTTACGCCGACGCATGGCGAAATGGGTAACCCAGTAGGCGGTTACGTCCGATGCTGTTGATTATCGGACGGTATGACCGAGCCGCAGTGATCTAGACCAATCGGTGGATTGTCGGACGCTCGCAAAAGCCTCCGAGCCACGAACCTAATCGCCCGACATCCACGCGAACCAACCCCGTGCACATAGCAACATCAGCGACATAGCATGACCGACACCACCACCATGAACGGCGCGCAGTTCCGCCGCGAGGTCGGCACCGATCCGGAGAAGTGGGCCGAGGCGCTGCTCGATGCAGCCTACTATGGCGCAGACGTGCCAGCAGCGCCCTGGAAGCACCCGTGGCGGCCCGAGCAGATTGCGCTGTTTGCCCACTGGCTCCGCGACTACGCCGAGGTGTGCGTCGCTGAGGCTGTCGGGCGTGAGACCGCCGCGGTAGGCCGCCTCGTGCCGCGTGTGCCGTGATGCCAGACGATCCGCAGCATGAGTATGCCGAAGCCAGGGCCGCCTATCGCGCCGCTATCGCGCGGCTGGTCGAGGCGAAGCGGCACATTCCCGAGACGCCACGCGACCGGCGTCGCCGGTTGCAGCGCGAGGAACGCGAACGGCTGCGGTCGCTGCCTCCTGATCCGAGATCGGTCGAGATGATGGAGGCGGCGCGACAATCGTTACGTGACTGGACGCTGGCAAAGCTGCAGCGTGATATCGAAAGTAGTCTTGCCGAGACTGACGTTGAGAGCCGCCTCGGCCACACGATCATTTGGCCGACAACCCCGCGCGTGCCGTAGTGCCCATCAACGGCCTCGCCCCGCCCGACATGCCGTGGCTGTTCACCCGCCCGGGGCAACCCAACAGCCTCGGCCCGCCGGCGCTGAACTACGCCGCGCCGCCCGACGCAGGCGGCCAGACGCTCGGTAGCGCCGTCGCCGACACGGGCGCGAACGCCTGGCAGTGGCTGCAGGACCAGCGCGAGCAGAGCCGCCAGATGGGGCTGCTCGGCGACAACGGGCTGCCGACGCAGGCGGGGTTGGTTGACGCCGCCAGAGCCACGGCCGAGGGCGTCATGATGGGCACCACAGCGCCGGGCATCCGCGCATACCATGGCAGCCCGCACAGCTTCGAGGCGTTCGACACCAGCAAGATCGGCACCGGCGAGGGCGCGCAGGCGTATGGGCATGGGCTGTATTTCGCCGAGGGCGAGGGCGTGGCGCGGCAGTATCGGGATGTCCTGGCGAGTCGATCTGAAACGAATACGCCCGAAGGCGTAGCGAAGTTTTGGGCAAATATGCAAGGCGGACACGAAGAGGGGATTTCCCATCTTGAGTTCGTGCTTCGCCAGATAGACCAATATCCTAACAGTTATCCGGCCGGCGAAGCAGATAAGATCAATCTGGCTATTCAATACCTCAAATCTGGCGGTGACTTGAAACCCGCAGGCGGCCACATGTACGAGGTGAACATCGGCGCTGATCCGGAGCACTTCCTGCACTGGGACAAGCCGCTCAGCGAGCAGCATCCGGTGGTGCAGGAGGCGATTGGCTACAAGCCCCGACCGTCATATGAGGAGCAGACTGCGTTGCTCGCTAGATTGCGCGACCAGGGCGTGCCGCCAGAACAGGTTGCTAATCATCCAGATTATAAGGCGATGGAAGCGCGTCTTGATAGATCCAACATCTTGGAGAATGGCGCGCCAATAACGTCTGAGACGCCAGGCAGTGCGATTTATCGCTCTTTCGGTGATGACCCGGCAGCGGCTGCACAAGCCCTTCGCGACGCCGGTATTCCCGGCATTCGCTACCTCGACCAAGGCAGCCGCGGCGCGGGCCAAGGCACCCACAACTACGTCGTGTTCGATGCCAAGACGATCGACATCCTGCGCAAATACGGCATCGCCGGCCTGATCGCTGGCGCTGGCGCCGCAGCCGCCGGAACGCAGCAACAGCCACCCACCCAATAGCCTCCTGAGGCTCCATTGAGCGACGCTCTCGTTAATCGGTTGATGTGGCCAGACCCCAGCATGCTCGACCAATACCAGTCGCAGCAACTGAACACGCTGGCACCGCCGGTTGCCGGCTCCATGTTCGACCGCGCATCGCAGACCGCGCCGGGACTGATCGCGCCCGGTAACATCAACATCCATCAGCGCCCCGTCGTGCAGAACGCCGATGGCAGCATCAGCACGGTTCGCTCGATGACGTTTACCGACGATGACGGTAGCACGGTCGTGGTCCCGAGCGTCATCGCGGGGCGCGGCGTCGTTGGACCAGCCGAAGCGTTCAAATACTACAAGCAGACCGGGCAGCATCTGGGGCGGTTCACCAACCAGGAAGCGGCCGACGCCTACGCCCAGGCGCTGCACGAGCAGCAAGCCACGGAATATGCCCGTTGAGCGACACAGCCTATCGCACCACCGAGCCGGAGGACGACGCGCCGCGCGCTGCCAGCGACGACGCTGAGTATCCGCGCGACCTCGACGAGCTGCACGACCGCCTCGTGCGCTGGTTCGAGGAAAGCGAAATGGCGCGGCAGGACGAAATCGCACTAGCGCAACGTGACCGCGACTACGTTGACCATGAGCAATACACCAGAGAGGAGCGCAAGGTTCTAAACGAACGCGGCCAGCCGATCATCACGATCAACAAGATAGCCGACAAGCTCCAGTTGCTGTGCGGCATGGAGCGCAAGGCCCGCACCGATCCGAAAGCGTTCGCGCGCACACCCGCCGAGGAGGACCGCGCTGACGCAGCGACGCAGGCTTTGAGATTTATAGCCGACGACAACACGTTCTCGCTAACCCGCAGCGCGGTGTTCAACAACATGCTGGTCGAGGGCGCTGGTGGCGCTGAACTCGGCCTCGAGGACGACGGCCAAGGCGGCGCCAACATCACCATAACCCATGTGCCGTGGGATCGCGTCTGGTACGATCCGCATTCGCGCTCCCTCGACTTCAGTGACGCGCGCTACAAGGGCCTGGTCATCTGGATGGACCGCGACCAGCTCGAGGAGCTGTATCCTGACGGTGACGACGTGATCGAGGCGTCGTTCAGCAGCGTTGACTTCTACTACAACGACCGGCCCGAAACCGCGTTCTGGACCGACAACAACCGGCGCCGTGTGCGCGTCGTCCAATGCCACTGGGACGAGCGTGGCACATGGTGGCAGGCGACCTATACCAAGCACGGGTTGCTTGCCGCGCCGCAGCGCTCGCGCTTCAAGGACCGCAAGGGCAAGAGCACCTGCGGCCTGATCCTGCAATCCAGCTACATCAATCGCGAGAACCAGCGCTACGGCATGGTGCGCGGTCTCATCAGCCTGCAGGACGAGATCAACAAGCGGCGCTCCAAGGCAATGCACCTGTTGAACGTCCATCAGGTGGTGGCCGAGCAGGGCGCGGTGCCGGATGTGGACAAGGCGCGGCGCGAGGTTGCCAAGCCCGATGGGTATGTGGAGGTGATGCCCGGCCTCAAGTTCGAGATCCAGCAGACCACGGACCTCGCCGCCGGACAGTTTCAACTGCTGCAGCACGCCACCGCCGAAATGCAACTCTCGGGGCCGAATGCGGCGATGAGCGGCACCGACCCGCGCGAACTGTCCGGGCGTGCCATCCTCGCCCAGCAGGCCGGCGGCGCGGCTCAGAACGAACCGTTGGCCGACAGCCTCCGCTACTGGTCACGGCGTATATACGAGAGTTGTTGGATGGCGGCGCGCGAGTATTGGACCGCCGGCAAGTGGGTGCGCGTGACCGACGACCTCAACGAAACGCGCTGGGTCGGGATCAACCGTCCGGTGCGGCTGATGGACAGGCTGGCTGACATGCCGGAGCAGCAACGCGCCATGCTGATGCAGCGTATGCAGTTGCAGCCCGGTGATCCACGGCTGCAACAGGTCGTCGGCATCGAGAACGACATTACCGACCTCGACGTGGATATCACGATCAACGAGGGTATAGACATTCCGAGCTTGCAACAAGAACAGTTCCAGGCTCTCGTCCAGATAGCCAGCATCCAACCCGGATTGATCCCTGGAGATGTCCTTATCGCCGCCTCGGGATTGAAAGACAAAGACGAGCTATTGGAACGTATGAAAGAGCATCAACAACAGCAGCAGCAGGTGCAGCAGAAGGCCGGACAACTGGCCGAGGCGCATGCCACCGCAGACATCCAGGGCAAGCAGGCGAAGGCACAAGCCGACTTCGCGCTGGCGCAGGAGCGCAAGGTGAACGCCGCGGCGAACGTGCATGCCGTCCACGGCGAGTTCAGCGCACCACCCTACGGGCAGCCGCATGTGGCGCCGGACAACCCGCCTGGCGCGTCCAACCCGCAGCCGCCCGACCCGGAGCAGATGACGCCCGACATCGCGATGGCAAGCCATCTGGCGGACCTAGAGAAGAAGCGCGCTGATATCAGCAAGACCCGCGTCGATACGCTGCTGACGGCGGCGAAAATCCCGCAGGCTGCACAGCAGACGCTGCACACCGCGCATCAGACGCACCAAACGGCAGTGACCACGAACCGCTTGCTCCGCACGCCCATTCCGCAGCCAGGACAGGGGAGTAGCCCATGATCGGCGCGCTGATCTACCTGCTGATCTACCTACTCGTCCTCGGCATCGTGCTGTGGCTGGTGCTCTACGTGCTGTCGGTGATCCCGCTGCCGCCGCCGTTCCAACAGGTGGCGCGGGTCATCGTCACGGTGATCGCGTGCCTGGTGTTGATTCTGTTGCTGCTCGACTTCGCCGGGATCGGCCTCGGCGGCAGGCCGCTGCTGCGATGAGCATCCGGCTGCTGGCGGGGGATTGCAGGGACGTGCTGGCCACGCTGCCAGCCAACAGCGTGCAGTGCTGTGTGACGAGCCCCCCCTACTATGGCTTAAGAGATTACGGAACCGCAACGTGGTCTGGTGGGGATGCGGGGTGCGATCACAAAGGCGCGCCGCTCGCGTCTGGTGCCTCGACGTTGGCTGGCTACACGAGCGAGACCGTCAAGGTACGCACGCATACGATGCCGGTCGGTCAGGAATGCCATTGCGGCGCGCGTCGCATTGATGCGCAGCTAGGGCTGGAGCCGACGCCTGACGCCTACATTGCCACGATGGTGGGCGTGTTTCGGGAGATCCGCAGGGTCCTGAGAGATGACGGGACGTGTTGGGTGAATATGGGGGATAGCTACAGCAGTGGGAGCAGTGGTGATCGGCGTATTGGT